GATCAAAATGCTTGAATCGAAGAAACTGGAGCTTCGCCGCTCCGAAATCCGGCAAGAGCTGGCAACGCTGGCAGCCAAGCCGGAACCGACCGAGGATGAAGTGCGCAGCATGGAATCGCTCGACCGCGAATATCGCACGGCCGAGACCCGCTATCGCGCGGCGCTTGTGGCCGAGGATGAAGCACGCCGCGAGGCGGGTGGCGAGCTGGAAACCCGCGACGCAAAAGAGTGGTCGGATATGCTGGGCCGCTTCGAGGTGCGCCAAGTCGCGGCGGCGCTCGACCACGGGCACCAGATCGACGGCGAGACGGCGGAGATCGTCCAAGAGCTGCGCAGCCAAGGGGCCTATCAGGGCATCCCGGTGCCGTGGCAGGCGCTGGAGCGCCGGGCCGGTGAAACCATCGCAAGCGGCACCCCGGACCCGATGCAGACACGGCCGATCATCGACCGGCTGTTCCCGCAATCGGTGGCGAGCCGCATGGGCGGGCAGATGGTCAATGTCGGGCAAGGCGAGCTGGAATATCCCGTCGCCACGTCCGGCGCATCGGTGGGCTGGCAGGCGTCGGAAACCGGAGACGTGGCAAGCCCGAGTGCCTACGCCACGACCGACAAGCCGCTTGCGCCTGACAACACGCTGGGCGTCCAGATGAAGATCACGCGCAAGACCCTGAAACAGTCGGGCGCGGCTCTGGAGCAAGCGGTGCGCCGCGACATGAACGGCGCGATTGCGCAGGAAATGGACCGGGCGGCGTTCCTGGGCGCGGGTTCCAATGGCGAGCCTCTGGGCGTCATCGCGGGCGCTTCGACCTACGGCATCACGGAAACGGCCGTTGACGCGGCGGCGGCATGGTCGGCGTTCCGGTCGGCGGTGGTGCGGATTATGACGGCGAACGCGGCGGGCAGCCCGGACGCGGTGCGCCTTCTGATCCGGCCCGAGGTCTGGGACGCGATGGACGGCGCCTATATCGACACCGGCACGGGCGTGACGGAATGGGACCGGCTCACCCGCAACATTCCGGCGGGCAATGTCGCCATGTCTCCGAACGCGCTGGCGGCTCCGGCTGGTGGCCCGCCCGTCGCGTCCAATGCGCTGTTGACCACGAACGCGGGCGGCGTCTCGCCTTTCTTCGTGGCGACGTGGGGCGCGGTCGATCTGATCCGCGACCCCTACACCGACGCGGCGTCCGGTGGCCTGCGCCTCACGGCGCTTGCGACGATGGACATCACGGTTGCGCGGGCTGCGCAGCTCGAAGTCCTGACAGGCGTCCAGTGATGCTCTGGGGCGGTGTAGCAGGCGGCGCGCTGGAGCTGCGCCGCCTTGACGGGGGGCGCGTTCGCATTGCGGGCGCGTTCCCCTACGGTTCGCCTGCCGAGCTGGGCCGGGGGCGTGTGGAGGTTATCGCTTCCCGCGCCTTCGCGGCCCGGCTGGAGGCTGGCGAGGATATTCACCTTCTGAGCGGGCACGACTTCGAGAAACCGCTTGCCAGCCGCACGGCGGGCACGCTGGAGCTGCGCGACAATGACGACGCGCTGAGCTTCGAGGCGACAATCGCGCCTGAGACGACATGGGCGCGCGACTTTCTCGCAGCGCATGACGCGGGGCTGATCCGGGGCCTATCGCCCGGCTTTCGCGTCTCGCCCGATGGCGAGCGGATCGAAGCGCGGTCATCCCCGCGCGCCTGGCCGCGCTCAAGACCACGTCGACGCCCGACCTGAAGAAACATTGGCGCGACCTGTTCGATAGCGAGCCGCCGCCGTTCAATCGCCGGTACCTGGAAAGCCGCCTGGCCTACCGCATCCAGGAACTTGCCTATGGCGGGCTCAAACCCGAGACGATCCGGCGCCTCGAACGGCTCGGCGAGGAACTGGACGGCGGCGACAGGAAGAAGCGTGGCATGCGCGCCGACCGTGACCGCCCGATCACCGGCACGCGGCTGCTGCGCGAATGGCAGGGTGTCGAGCAGGTCGTCACCGTCACCACCGACGGCTTCGAGTGGCAAGGTCGGCCGTACAAGTCGCTGTCCGCCATCGCCCGCGCGATCACCGGCACGCGCTGGAACGGCTGGGTATTCTTCGGGCTCAAGAACCACAGGGGGCGGACATGACGAAGCCGCCCGAGAAATCGAAGGTCGTCCGCAAGCTGCGCTGTGCGGTCTACACCCGAAAATCCTCCGAGGAAGGGCTGGAACAGGAATTCAACAGCCTGCACGCCCAGCGAGAGGCCTGCGAGGCATACATCGCCAGCCAACGCTCCGAGGGCTGGGTGCTGGTCCGCGATCAGTATGACGACGGCGGCATCTCGGGCGGCACGCTGGAACGGCCGGGCCTAAAGCGGTTGTTGCAGGACATCGAGGACGGACTGGTCGACGTGGTCGTGGTTTACAAGATCGACCGGCTCAGCCGCTCACTGGCGGATTTCGCCAAGCTGGTCGAGGTGTTCGACCGGAACGGCGTGACGTTCGTCTCGGTCACGCAATCGTTCAACACCACCACGTCGATGGGGCGGCTGACGCTGAACATCCTGCTCTCGTTCGCGCAGTTCGAGCGCGAGGTCACGGCCGAGCGCATCCGCGACAAGGTCGCCGCCAGCCGGAAGAAGGGCATGTGGATGGGCGGCGTGCCGCCCTTCGGCTACCGCGTCGGGAATCGGAAACTGGTAGTCGACGAAGAAGCCGCAACGCATGTGCGCTGGATTTTCGACCGCTTTCTTGAGATCGGGTCCTGCACGGAACTGGCGCGGGAGGTCGGCACGCGGGGCCTCCGGACGCCGCGCGGCAACCGGATCGACAAGAAATACATCTACCGGATGCTCAGCAACCGCGCCTACATCGGCGAGGCGGTCCACAAGGGCGATAGCCACCCCGGCGAGCACGACGCGATCATCGACCGCGAGACGTGGGACAAGGTTCACGCCATCCTCCAGGAGAGCCCGCGCAAGCGCGCCGCGCGCACGCGCGCCGACATGCCCGCGCTGCTGAAGGGGCTGCTGTTCGGTCCCGATGGCGCCGCGTTCTCGCCGACGCATACCCGCAAGGGCGACAGGCTCTACCGCTACTATGTCAGCCAGACCGTGCTGAAGCATGGCGCCGGATCATGCCCGGTCGGCCGCGTGCCTGCGGGCGAGATCGAGGCCGCTGTCATCGACCAGCTGCGCGCTGTGTTCCGCCAATCCTAGATGGGACGCAGGAGCCTGATCGTACGCTGTCGCAGCTGCTCGAAACCCTTCCAACTGACTGGCAATCGCAGCGGCGTGGTCACTACCGACCTGGGTCCGCAACGGACCTAGCCCGAAGCTAAGTTTCTCGGACCCCGCTCTCCTTCCTCATCGTGCGATTGCACGGGTTGGGCTGACAGAGGTTGCCAGCACGACAGGCAGTACCTATGTGTTCCCTCACAGGGATCGTATAGCATTGACAGATCGAGGGATCGCTGTATAAACGTGATGAATGAGAATCATCGCCCGGCCCAAGCTAATCGCTTTCGGGGAGCGCTTTCCAGATGCGAAGGTGCAGATCGACGTTTGGTGGGCTGAGGCAAGGCGAGCAGAATGGAAAACGCCAGCAGACATCAAGGCCCAGTACCGCAGCGCGAGCATTCTCAAAGGTGGGCGTGTGGTCTTCAACATCTGCGGCAACAAATATCGCCTGATCTTGAAGTTCGATTACGAGAAGGGGATAGGGTTTGTCCGTTTTTTAGGGACACACAAGGAGTATGACGAGATCAACGCGGAGGAAGTGTGATGATGAGCGAACATCGTATTCGGCCAATTCATTCTGAGCAGGACTACGCAGCCGCTCTCGCCCGCGTTGAAATGCTCATGGATATGGGTCGTTCTCCCGCGGAGGATGACGAACTCGACGTGCTCGCGACTCTCGTCGAGGTCTACGAAGACCGGCGTTTTCCAATGGATGCGCCCAATCCCGTAGAAGCGATCAAATTCCGTATGCAACAGCTTGGGATGAGCCAAAGTGACCTAGCCCCGATCTTCGGAAGCCGGGCCAAGACTTCTGAGATTTTGAGCGGTAAGCGCGATCTGACTCTGAAGATGATCCGCGCACTGCATGAGCATCTGGGCATTCCCGCTGAAGTGTTGATCCGGGATGGGGGAAGCCTGCCAAAGGCTCCAGCGGGTATTGAGCTCGATCACTTCCCGATCGCGGAGATGGCGAAGCGAGGCTGGATCAAGAAGACTGCGGACATGAAGGATCGCACGGAGGAAATCGTGCGTGAGCTGATAGCGTGCGCCGGCGGACCGAATGCTCTTCCACAGGCGCTCTTTCGCCAAGGTGGCGGCGCTCGCGCGAACGCCAAGTCTGATGTGCATGCTCTGCAAGCGTGGTGCCTCCATATCCTCTGCGTGGCACGCCGTGCTGGGCTTGCGGGCGTCTACAAAACCGGGACTATCGACCGTGTTTTCATGCGAGAGCTCGCTCGGCTAAGTACTTTCGACGAAGGCCCTAAACTGGCCCAAGAAAAGCTCGCGAAGCACGGTATCGCCCTTGTCGTCGCAGCCCACCTGCCGAAGACCTATCTCGACGGCGCCGCGATGTGGACCGTCGACAAGGTTCCCGTCGTCGGAATGACGATCCGTTATGACCGCCTGGACAACTTCTGGTTCTGCCTGCTGCACGAACTTGCGCACATCGGTCGCCATTTCCCAGATGGAGACGGCGAGATCTTCATTGACGATCTTCAGCTTCGCGAGCGCAACCATGAGCGCGATGACGAGCGCGAACGCGAAGCTGACGAGTGGGCGCAGGAGGCGTTGATTCCGTCAGAGCTTTGGGACGAGCATCCGGCGCGTGTCAGCCCGAGCGTTCAGAACGTCCTCTCGCTAGCGCGGAAGGCCGACGTGCACCCCGCCATCGTTGCCGGGCGCATCCGTCATGAGATGCACAACTATCGGCTTCTTTCGCAATTCGTCGGCACGAATGAAGTGAGACCGCTGCTGATGGAGGATGCCGCATAAAGATTAAGCGGGGCGCCCGGCAAGGCACCCCGCTTTTCACTACACGTCGGAAGGGTTTAGGCGCACCCAACCGCCGTGGCTCCGGAGTCCGAAGCACTCTCGTGGTGGTACGCAAGAGATAGACGGTTCGGGACTCCAGGGCAAATCTTTTCATCCGCGCCCAGGAGTATGCCTGAATGGCTACCATCACCAAGCTGACACCGCAGGAGGTGTCGATCATCAAGGCCCGGCTCGCCCGGGGAGACTTCCAGCACCGGATCGCTGCAGATTTCGATCTGAACCAGGGACGGATCAGCGAGATTGCGACTGGCAAGCGCTTTGCGGACATCCCGCCCGTGTCCATGGAGGTGGGACATGTCTGACAAACTCTTCAAGCCTGGGCAAAAGGCCCCGAAATCTGGTCAGTACGAGATCACCGGCCCCCGAGGTGGTGGAACCGGCGTCGAGCGCACCGTTACGCGCAACGAACCGCTCCCTCCGCCTGAACAGAAGGGCCAGCGGTACCGTCTCGTCGATCCGACCCAGCATCGGCGCAAGCCCTGAGACAAACTTGCACGGCCCGGCGTTCGCTGGGCCGTGCGCACAAACGCCCTGACCGTAGGTGCACCGGATAGACTACGGATCGCTGCCAACCTTTTCGACCATCTGAGCCCGCATGTCTCTGCCGTCGATGGTCTTCTCAACCACCACAAACAAGCCCTTGCCGCCGCTCTTCCTCTCCCACAGCTGACCGATGGTCCGCTTTTCGGCGGTGTCGGGGCCATCGGCGATGTGAGCTCCCTTGTACTCTACGACGAGCAGTCGACCGTCCTCCAATTGAGCCACGAAATCCGGATAGAACTTGTCCGTGGCCGTCGGCAACCAGAACGAGTTGGGGTGGCGTGCGACATTGCGGATCCAGAACTTCAGGCCTGGCAAGCTGTCGATGGCTTGCGCGCACTGGAATTCTTCACCGTTCTCGGCCCCATCGAAGGCAGGCACATGGTCCGGCCCAAGGAAGTGCTTGCGAGGTTTCC